CACTCCTACGGGCCATTCTTACTTAATGATTGGCCAATCAATCCCGTATAATCCTTGATTAGAGCCATAGGTGGGGTACTGCGTACCTATCTACCACCTACTCCGGTATAGGTCAAGTATTGCTTACACTGCACTAATATTATACACTATCTCCTATCATCATAGGTTTATGGCAAGAACTGATTCTTTCTTCATCCGAGCAAGCACAACAACTGATACAACCAACTTCGCACAAAGTGCAATCGACCTTGGAGCATACGTCGATGCCCTGGGTAAATCCGTTCTTCGGATCCACAACATCTCCGTTCAATATGGAGCCCCAATGGAAGTTCTTGGCATTCCTGCTGCAGGTAACACTGCAAACGTCGCATTCCAATTGACTACTCAGTCACAATCAGCAATGGTCCCTTTGACCAACCGTAGCGTCGTTTCCTCTGGTAAATTGCTCCTGGCATCAACCGACGTGGACACTCTTGCCCTGGCTAACGATCATCTTGACGTCGGGCCACAAGATTTTACCGATGGATACCTCATCGCAGTTGAACAAATGTATCTTGGTGTAGATCAAGCAGTGAACTCGGTAACTGAGATTTCAATCGTTTTAGAATGCACTGTAGAGACCATGACTCAAGCAGCAGCAATGGCACTCGCACTTTCACAACAGTGAGGCGATTAACATAGCCACAAGAGAGGAACAACTCGCTCAAGCCGAGTTATTGCGTATGATCGCGGATCAACTTGTACGTGGAGCAGCCGTACGTGCCGGACTCCCTCCAGGCGTCGCTGCTGTTGCTCCAACCGCTGTAAGAGGCATTAGTGAGTTTATTGGTGAACAAATCGGTGTACTGGGTAACAATGCTCCGGCAGCTGGTCCACGTAAGCGTGTGTCGGCTGCACGTCGTAAAGGGAATAAGAACATGTCTAAGGCCCTCAAAGCAGCGAATCAAAAGTACCGTAAGAAGAACGGAGACCTACGTGCCGGAAGAACACAGGCTGATATTATGCGATATGCACACAAACTACGGAGGAAGATGTAATGCGACGTACTGGCAAGACACGTACTCTAAGAGGAACAATCACCTTCCCTGCGCGAGCAGGAGGGGATCCTTCTAATTCAGCCAAGAGACTCCTGGTATTAGACGATGGTAGAATCAACGTCGGATACAAAATTGTCCACTTTGAGATATTTAATTCATCATTAAGTGGCAATACATCCGCGTTCGGATCAGAGGCATACTTGGCTTTGAGCCAGGAGCCGGTTGCAACTGCTCTTCCTGCAGCCGAAGATAACCGTGAAATCGGTTGGGCGATGTATGATACTGGTAGTGGATTTACTTTAGGCCAGTGGTCTTTGGTTGATCCTGATCATATTGTAGTAAGAGACCTTCAAATCCTCTTCCCTGCAGTAAGTAATACAATCGAAAGCGATGTAAATTACTACATCGCGATGGAAGAATACGAGATTTCAGACACAGAAGCAATTATCTCGATCATCAAAGAAGAATCTCAAGACGTTGATAACTAAAGCAGTTTCAACAGTGCTTGAATTAGTACGTCTTCTGAAGAGTCTTTGTCGAATTGCCATTGCAAATGCTCGACAAGTTCTCTCCTGGAGTAATCCTCTAATGGATCGCCATCATTACGTGCGTAGTCAAGCATCAATTTGCTAATCTTCTTACTCCTGGAGTCGTTAAACGCCAGGGTATGATCAAACTCAGCAAGTACAGTTACCGGAACTGAGACGTGGATTTGAGTGAACTTGGTTTTGGATCGACGTGCGCTCACTTAATCAACTCCTTTTCCCATGCGACGGCAAATGAATCAATGAGTTTGATCAAGTGTTCAACGTTCATTCTCATTTGGTAACATGAGACTTGGCCGTGTTTAGTAGCCAATTGTCCGGTTTTTGGTATCTTTCCTCTGTATTGCATCAGTTTATCGACGATTTTCTCGTGATGGATTGGGTCCATGACACTCCTACGGGCCATTCTTACTTAATGATTGGCCAATCAATCCCGTATAATCCTTGATTAGAGCCATAGGTGGGGTACTGCGTACCTATCTACCACCTACTCCGGTATAGGTCAAGTATTGCTTAC